AATAATCCTCAGATAAGTAACGCTTTGACTTAGGATCAATGACACAGTCAAAATATGCATGGATCATAGTTGAACCATCAAAATGTTCTGTACGTGCATGATCTGGTTTATAAGCCAAATGCGGTGTATTCTCTTTAAACTTGGTAAACGTATCACGTGGGATTAGCATAAAGCCTGTACCAGCTTCTCCAACCTCAAGTGGTGATGTAATTTCAAATGATGATTGCTTATTAACAGGATTAAAAACGTAATCAGCTGTATAGTTTTCAAGCTCAAATGGATTCTCATCAGCCTTACCAGATTTAACTGCAGTCGTTACCTTTTCCCATGCAATAGTTTTCTTAGGATATGGTCCAGTAACAACGTTATATTTTTCCGGATCTTGGTTATGTACAGCAATAAGACCAAACACATCCTTTGGATTAAAACCAATGTCTGCGTCAATAAACAAAAGGTGTGTACAATCAGATCTGAGAAACTCGTCAACAATATAGTTACGAGCTCTTTGAATTAAGCTCTCATTAAATAGGTAGTAAAACCTAACGGTAATACCATTTGCTGCACAAACCATAGCTAAGTCAGTACAAGACTTAGTGTATGAACCAGAGCATTGGCCACCATACATCGGAGTTCCAACAAAGATTTTATACTCTCTTAGTTGCTCGATTGATATTTCTATTTTACTCATATTTCAATTTGCTCCAAATCTGCTTCAGCTCTAACGATAGTTTGAAGCCTCAAAACATCTGCTGCTACGTCGTGTTTACTATCATGCGCTTTAAAATTGTATTCCCATTTTTCTATATTGGATACGGGAATAAATCCATTCTTTCCACCTGGCACATTAAAATTAAATTTAGCATCGATAAAAGTACGAGTATCACGTACAGCCCACCATTTTAAATAAGCACCAAGCTTTTCAAGTCGTCCTGCATTTTGAGCAATACGTTCCAAAATAACTGGATCAAAACTATTTGACCTAGACCACCAATAAGCAATGTCGCCTTTTTGCTGTAGATAGTCAATAAGTCGGTCTATAAACTGATCTGATTTCAAATCAAGTTCTGGGTTTGGCTTCATATTTGTACGAAGCTCAGGTGGCTGATCTAACCACCACTGCAAGTCTCGTTTGTTATATTTACAACCATGATTAACCATTTGGTCTTTAATATCAAACTTTGCAGTTTTCATACCAAGAACTAACTCTTTAAATGAGTATGGATTCTCCGTAAATCGTTCCCACTCAAATGTGGTATATGAACAATCAATAGCAGGTACTTCACGAGAGTTTTGACCAATAGTTTCAAAGTCAATAATAAAATGTGTACTCATAAAAATGCCTCTAAAGTTGCACCGCGTTCGGTGTATTGCGCTTCTTGTCTATGATTATACTGCATAATGTAGTCCGTGTCAACGGTTATTAACTCATTATTCAAATATTTTTTAACTTCAGTTGCCATGTCAGTCGCAGTTTGTACTGGAACATTCTGACAAATATGATTAGCATTTCTTGGGTTAGCATCTACTAACTCAAAATCTTCAGGCAATCCCATGATTGTCATAGCTTCACGATAATTAATAAAGCGATCTTCATCAGGATGCGCAAGCATTAAAGGATAATGACCAACAAAAGCTCCAATACGATCTTTTGGAATTGTTACACCACGTCGCATAATGCTTTTACCTGATTCAAGTTTAGCATGTTTGTATTTGCACTTTTCTACTTCACGTTCATATCCATTTTCAGCCATCCAATCAGCTACTTGTAAATAGCTATAACCTTGCTGTTCAATATAACTATAAACGCAGGCACCACGAGCTGATGTTGGTTCAATTAAAGCCGCATGTTCTTTGTGAGTACGACCACCATGAATATGTTCTAAGATGAACTTATAGTATGGATTGTCTGTTGGTTTCTTTTTATGATTGATTACATCAGTTTGGAAGTTAGATTTAACTCCACGGATTACTTCTTCAATGGGTGTATGAGGTTTATTAAAGTAACCTAAAAGCGGTGTTCTATTACCTTTCCAGAAAAAATAGAATGATCTCTCACGAACTTGCGGCGATCCATGTAATAGGGATTTAGTTCTATATACAGACATTGTATATCCGTTTTTCTTACCAATGCTTCTCAATTCTTCACGAACTGTTTTACCAATTTTACCAGCAAATCCTGGAGCATTCTCTCCCCAAAATACTTTTGGTTTATATTCACCAAGGATATAATTAGCTGTTTCTTTCATCCATTGATTGTTTGGATTGTCGTCACCATAACCCATCGACATAGTTGATAAACCAGCACATGGACAAACTGAAGATACAACATCAGCTCTTTCATTTAATGGTGGTGCCATATCTTTATCTAAAACATAATAAGGAATTTCATTATCGTAATAATTTAAAATGTGACTGTCATTAGCAGCAAAAGCTTCGTAAGACATAAAATGAATTGGAGGTGCACCAAAGGCATTTGCTGAGCCAATGGTTTCACCGCCAATAAGTGGAACTATAGATGCATGAGTAATAGTCATTTGTTACCTTTCGAGGATTCGATAACGCGATTTCTCAAGTCCGACGACGAAAAAGAATGCTTGCGTTTGTTATAATATATTGGGCATAAACCAACACCTGTATGATCCGTACCTTTATACTCTTCTCCCACAATTCTAATATGTGGTTGAATAGTCAAAATCATATCGACAAGTTCTTGTTCAGTATTAAATGGAATTACTTCGTCAACAAACCGACACCCTGCCAATTGAACATAACGCTCAAACGGAGTTTGTACTGGTTTGTTTTTAGTTTCTGGTCGATCTATAGTTGGATCGGTTAGTAAACCACAAATAAGATAATCGCACTGCTCTTTAGACTCTTGTAACATTACAATATGACCAGCGTGCAGCATATCAAAAGTTGAACAGGTAAATCCAATCCGGATTTCATCAACCGGCTTTCCAACTTTTCTCGCGATTTCAGATTTGTTAGTAAACATTTTCAAAACATTCCATAATAAAAGATTTGTCAGGATGGTACTTATATACGCGTGTAATTTCAGCACGTATAAGTGCTAGTAACATAGGTTTATTTATATCGTTTGCGGCAGCCAAGATATCAATAGATTTTAGAATATACTCTTTATGATATTGGTTGATATACAAACTAGCACAAAACTTTGCTACGTCAAGTTCAGTACAGCCAAATACATTACAAATTGGATCAATCAAATATAGCTCATGATCTTTAAATAACATATTCTTAATGCCAAAATCACCGTGCGAAAACGATCTTTTTAAATCAAACGTTTCCAATAAGTCGGCATTATCAATCAGTTCTACTTGGCCTGAAGCTACCGCATGGTCTTTAATGCGATTAATATATGATTGATATTTTAGTTCATCTAATGCTTCAAGGCCTTTCATTCTTTGAAGTTGTGTTTGGATCATACCCAAAGCAACATGGAAATCTTTCATAAAGAATTGTTCGTCATGATCGATATAATCCATAGTAATAGTTTCACCAACAATACGATGAATTATTGGAACATTAATACCAATAAAGAATGCTTCATTAAACCAAGTGTTAGTATCATGAGCATTTGGATCTTGCTTATGTACAACTTTACCATCAGTAAAGATTTCTGTTCCAGACAAACCACCTTCAAGCTCTCGAATATCAACATCAAGGAAAGCTTCTGGAGTAATACCCTTATCATCAATATAGTAAGCCGCCAATGGTTTATCAAATGAAAGCGAATTATATTGAACATCATACTTATCAAGCCAGGCTATAATACCAGCTTCATATTTAAGGCGTGCTTCTTCACGTGTTTTACATGAAATAGATCCACGAGCAGTAAAAATATCAATTTGCCATCCTTCATCAAATAACTGATTTGTCTTTTTAATCAAATCATCATTAGGAATGGCGTCATCAAAATTTCTGTTTTCATGGAACGCTAAGGTGTCGTCAAAGTCTACAACGATACGTTTATGATACATTAGAAAAATCCTTCAATTGTAGCACCAACTTGCTTGGGTTCTTTAATTTCATTTTGTCTTCCATCAACAAGAGTCAAAGGCTTTTCAAGTAGAACACTTCCAGGAGTTGAAATAATAATTTCTCCGTTTTCGCGACGTTCACGAGCACTTGGGAAGTAACTTGAAATCCTATCTATAAAATCTATCTTATCATGTCTTTTGCCTTTTGTCAATACAAAATCTAAGAATTTTGGACCAAGAACTTCAATATCATTAAACTTATAAGCAATTTCACGGCATGCTTTGGTACGAGCTTTCCATTCTTCAGGATTATCAGCAATACGTTTTAATTCAGCCGCAAGCTCTTCTTCCTTGGTAGCTTCTGAGATAAGTGGACCATAATATTCACCCCACTTTTTACCTTCAGGTGATACTGCGTTTTCAGCAAAGTGTCTACTAATAACAGGCAAGGATAATAGGAATGATTCAATTACTGTATATTCCATACGATAACCATATTCCTTTGGATCACCAAGGCGATATCCACACCAAGCAGCCATAGAGGTACCAAGCTGGCCCATACCAAAATCATACTTATATCCATCATAAGCTGTAATTGTAGTACCAGTTTTGTTTTTCTCTTTGCCTGGAAGGTAATGTTCACCAGCTGAGTTTGTTCCAACAAATAGAATTTTTGGTTGATAAGACTTATGATATGGAGCTGCATCAGTTGCTAATGTTTTAGAGTCAGGATTACCAATAGATGAAATAGAACGTTCACAACCCATCAAAGTCAGATCCCATTCATTTTTCAAATACGGTTCAATACGACAAATCATTCCAGGATCTTTTAGCGTTGACATACGACCCATATACATAAAGTGCTTTTTTCTATCTTCATAGTCAACACGATATTGATCGTAATCTTCAGTACGAACCCAAATAGGATTTTCAAGTAGTCTACCTTCAAGGCCAGGATCAAGTGCTAAATAACACTCTTGTGAATATCCTTCAAATGATTGTGTAATACCAATGTCTGCCAACGCAAACAACTCGCCAGCACCAGTCTGACGATTAATAGTATTTTTAGTAATAGCATGATCATGCACCACAATGATTGGATCATTAATAGCTTCTACAAACTGACGAAATCTATCAATGTACTTTCCATTTTTACGGGTAGGAAAAGAGTGTACAATAGCAATGTCACACGTGTTAACAGCATCTACTATACTTGGTACATCTTCTATTTCTTGATTAGACTCTACTCGTAAAACGTTTCCATGCCAATCTACGTTTTGAGCTCGGGCAAAGCTTTGTTTATTATCAAAATCAATAACCATAGTTTCATGGCCTTGAGATACTAACCAATCTTCAAAGATGTTTGCACCTTTGGTTACACCACAACCTTCAATACCTTTACCAAAAATAAAAGCAATTTTCATAATATAATCTCCTCATTGTATCTTGTATGGACTATTTAGCCATTTTAGATACTAATGTTTTTCACTATCATCGCCAAGCATTCTGGCTTCCATGTTTTCTTTTATATCCATTACCTTTTCGTTCTCAATTATATTGATAATAATATTGGTAATGTCAATGTCTTTTTGTATAAAGTACATCTTTTGTTGGAGTTTCTTAAGCTCTTTTTCATAGAACTCTAACTCTTTTTGTTTGCGAACTTTTGTTTCAATTATGTCCGTAATTTGAATAAGCTTACCAGTTGGTTCATCCATCGCTTGCTTCTGCAATCCTTTCTATATTATTACTTAATATATCATTAAACTCTTTATCTGTCAACTCATATTTTAAGCCTTCAGATAATGCTCTACTAAAACTAGCAACTACATTATTATTTAGCCTTAGTTTACTACATGCTCCTGCTATAGTATATCCACCACTTAAAAACACAACCCGTTCTACATTAGGAAACACTGTAAGGTTATGATATAGGTTTGGTACTACTGGTGGTGTTAGTTTAAATATAACAGGAAAATTTACTGTTGATAGCGATTCCAATTGATAATATAGTTCTTGCTCAATTGCTTCTTTATCAGGATTATTGATTTCAACTTCGGGTTCGATGATAGGAACTAGGCCATATTCGCTTACTGTTTTTGCTATTGAAAACTGTTGTTTAAGAACAGGTTTAATCGTATCAATATTCTTAACAACGCTACGCATTTTAGTACCATAGATTTTAGGACCAATCCCGTTTGTAGCCCATTCGCATATATCATTTACATCAAACGGTTTCATTGTGCCGTCTGTAGTAAGTCCTTCGTCGATCTTTAGGAACGAATCAATACCTTTTTCATCAAGGATATTAACCATTCCACGAGTAACTGAGTCTTTAAATAAAATTGCTGCTGATATATTACTATCATCAAATGCTGGTGAGTTTACAATTCTAAGACGCATATCATGGATTTTATCCATCATATTATCTTCAGTATATTGAACGCCATATCTTTCTAATGTGCCAGGCGTTGATCCACCACTTTGATCTAATGCTGCAATAAATCTCACGCATCATCCTCCATATGAGTTTGAATCCATTCCACTACTTCATCAACAGTATCAAACTCAGGGCACATATTTACTACTGTATTTTTACCATCATCGTCGACATGTACTGCATCTGATGTGTATTTACCTTTATTGGTAACTTGTATGTTATGCTTTGAAAATACCATTACTTCACCAATCCAAAGTGGCGTTCATACACATGTAAATTTTGGACTTGCCAAATAAGCATACCTTTTTGAATAGTAGGGTGCTTATTACCTGGAAGTCTGCATTGTTGATTCCATTGAGATACAAACTTATCCATTAGATATTGAGCCCACGCGTAATCGTTCTTATAGCCAAAGACTACATCATTAGAACGCATTTGAGATACCATCATCAATGTATCGTCACGGATATAAAATGTTTGTGCGTTAGTACAAATAAAGTCTGACTTGCCACCTTCATTAAACTCAACCCAGATAGAAGGACGGTTGTAAACCATTTCAGCACGACGGCTTTCAATATTAGACCATAACTCATCAAAGGCGTTTTGGAATTGATTATGGTATTTTTTAGAAAATACTAAATGGCCATAGTTTGAATTAATGTTACCATGTGGATCAGCTGAATACTGCCACGCTGCAGGTGGTTCTTTATCAGGTCCATAGATATCTTTAATGTTTGTTGATTGCGACTCATACCAAGCAAGCTCAGCATTAATATAAGCTTGGCTTGGTTCACCAAAGATTGCTGGTTCTGAAGCAACAAAGCTTGCACCTAGCATTTCAATAGTGCGTTGACCAGTTTTGTCAATTTCATATGCTTCATCTTTGAGTTCACCAATAAAGAACTCTCGAATATCTTGTACTGTATTATACCGCATTTGTATCATCCTCTACTTTAAAGCGATCATCAATCAAATCTTTGTCACCTTGCAATTCACACATAACCAAAATAATCATTTGAGTTAGCGCATGATGTGTATGAGGTAAACCACTTTCAGGATCAAGATCTTCACCTGAATGAAAAGCTAAAAGATGTCGCATAATAGAAGCGTAATGACGAGAATATGGAAACTTATCCAGATCTTGACGCCAATTGTTTTCACCATATTTTTGAGCACCAAAGCCAAAAACCTGAGCAGCTGCAATGATAGCCTCAGGTGGAACTAAATTAATAGGTGGTTTGCCATTATCATGTTTCATATTTACTCCATTCATACATCATAGTTATATATCGCGCGTGGTTCAGTTTTTATACTATAAAAATACTTAATACGTTTTACACCGTCATGATCAATAGTCCAATTGTTATCATACTTTTCTTGGCACTTACGAAGGTTTTGGCGAATGGTATCAAAGGGCACAACAGCCCGCCAACGAACGTCAAAAGTATTTTCAGATAGTTTATTATAACATCCAAATATGATTATGTCAACACAATTTGGGTATAAACGACGGTTTCTTACAATTTTATTTGCCATATAGTTTGATATGGTCAACCATTTCTTTTCATATTTATCTGGTAATTTACCAGGATCTTGGGAGTTTTTAACTTCAGCCTTAAGCCCGTTCCATTCAACATCCCAGTTATGAGAGTCTGGATTTGAATAATCAAATTGGTTAGGGTTCATAGTAGCACCTTGTGCTTGAAGAGCAAACTCGAGTGGAACACCAGCCCAGCAATGAGAATACACAGCTTCAAGAGATCGATCCCTACGCCGATAAGGATCTTCAAAGATTTCTTGAGCCATAGTATTAATATGACTTACTTGATTGTCGTCTAGTGTGACGATGATTGGTTCGGGTAGCTTAAACATTAAACACCTTTATAAAAAGATTTCCATTGGGAACCGACAGTTCCAAGACCATTACCTGACAAATAAACCTGCCACATAATACGAGAAACTTCAGCCGATGAACGGGCCTTTTGAATATCTCGTTCCAAGCCCATAGCCACAACTTTTCGTGTCTTCCGACGATCTATTAAGCTTGTAGCAGTTTCTTGAGCCTCAGTTAAGGGTAATTTATCAAGTGTTTGTAGTTTTTCCATATCCATGGTACTATTCCTATCACAGTTTAGATGGTTTGTCAACTATTAT